CAATGGCAGCTCTTTCAAAAGCAGGATATGTAGTTGCTGCAAACCTTGCAATGACAGGTATAGCAGAAATTATGGCACCTGATCCTGCAACCGATGGAGGTGGCGGAGATGAAAATTATATCTTCAATGGAGCTGCAACAAACCATAGAGAGGGAGATCCTGTTCCTTTACTGTACGGAGAGTTGCGCGTGCCAGGACGTAGAATTTCTGCAAACATAATAAATGGAAAATATGTAAATAATAATGCAACAGTTGATTCAGCCAATCATGTCTATTTACTGAATCACGAAACAAAAGAGGAAAAAACATGACCATTGGAAGCGCTGCTAGTCAGTATATGGAGGAGATGGCAGATCCTGATTATCAAAACTCTTTAGCAAATAATCAAGATGGAAAAACAAGCCAAAGAATTGCTACTACTCACCTCATTTCTGAGGGACCAATCTATGGATTAGTAAACGGTTCTGCTTCTATTTTTATTGATGGAGATCGTGCAATTCCTTTTGAACAATCAGGAATTTTTGCTAGTGGTAGTGCTCTTACTGTAAGCATAAGTGGAACAACTGCAACAATTAATAATGTTGCAGCAGGACAAACAGTTGTTCATCCACCAGATACAGGTGAAAAGTTTCTTATAGTGCGAAAAGCATACGGAACTGCAACTGTAGTAGCATCTCAGGATAGTGGAGATATTGATGATAGCGTTACAACAAAACTAACAAGTACAAGCGGTAATTTTTTTGCAACAGGCATGATTTCTACTGGTGAAGGCCGCGAAAACCCTTTAACTTACTTTCCTGCTCGACTTATTCCAATTCCTGGGACAAGTGAATTTATTGATGGTCTCCCTGTTGAAGGATTTATAAGTGCAGTAGCAAGCGCAACTGTGGCTTCTTTTGTTCCTGCAGGAGCTGGACAAGAAACATCTGGTTTACAAATACTAGAAGGAACTTATACTCTAGAAATTGATAAGCACGCAAAAATATCAGCATATCCCGGAAATAATGTATTAACCTTATCTGCTTCTTGGGGCGATGGAGCAGGTCCGTGGGACTTTGATGTAACAAATGCACAAACAGATGCAACAGAAGAAGTAGAGGAAGGACCAGCAAATGCTTATGCAGTTGCAACTTACGATGGAATTACAACTCAATTTAGAACTGGTACAATTGATCAAGCTTCATTTACAGGCCAGGGCGGAGAAGGATCAATTGCAATTAGTCATACACCTACAGGTGGAGCAAGTGGAGCTCTTGAGTGGTCTTCTGGCTATAATGATTCGGGCGGGTCGGGATCACAATCACCAAAAGTTTTACAGGGACGTTCTTCTGCTGGTTTTAATTTAACCGAAGAACAGATGAAGCAAGCAGATGAAGCAAGAATTACAATTGCTTATGCTTCTCTTTATGCTATTAACTCAAAAGGAGTGTTTCGAGGTACACAAGTTTGGTATAAAATAGAAATGGCTATTCAACCAGCGGGCTCTGGAACATCTTTTGGTTCTTTTTTTACTTTATATGAGAATCGAGTACATCAAACGTATTTTGCTCAAAAAAATAGTATAACTTTTGTTGAGACAATTGATCTAAGCTTATATCGTCCTTTTAAAGATTTCAAAATAAGAATATCTCGAAAAACAGATCATACTCAAAGTAATGCATATTATTTCGAAGGAAATATTAATAAAGGACGATGGAATAACGATCAACAAGCTGTAGCAAGTGAAATTAGTGGTGTAACTACAATTATAAAAGAAAATTTAAACTATCCTTACTCTGCAATGGGAAAAGTTACTTTTTCTTCAAAAGATTTTCAATCCGCACCGACGATTACTTACCACTGTCGCGGAAAATTAATAAAAGTTCCATCAAATTATGTAACTCGAGAAGAAGCAACAGATGGAAATGCAAAGTATACTCGAAACAGTGCTGGAACAATAACAAATACATATCAAGATTGGAATGGTGCTTTTCGAGAAAAACTTGTATATACAAATAATCCTGCTTGGATTTATTATGATCTTTTATTAAATAAGCGATATGGCTTAGGCGAGTTTTTAACAGAATTTGATATTGATAAATATGCACTCTATAGAATTGGACGATATTGTGATGAATTAGTTACAGGAACTGATGGCACTGTAGAACCTAGATTTACATCAAATCTTTACTTTACAAAACCTACAGATTCTTACAAAGTTTTAAAAGACTTAGCAACTACTTTTCGGTCAATGCTTTACTATTTGGACGGAAAAGTTACTCTTATTCAAGACTCGCCAACTGGTGCAATATATACATTTAATAAGTCAAACGTTATTGATGGTCAATTTTCATATGAAGGAACTGGCAGTAAAACTAGAGCGAATCAAATAGTTGTTAGTTGGAACGATCCAAGTAATGCCTATAAGCAGTCTTCTTTAATTATTGAAGATGGAATTAATATTGCAGAAACTGGAAAAATTATTAAAACTTCTGCTATTGCTTTTGGTTGTACTTCAGAAGGTCAAGCAGCTAGATACGGTAGATGGAAACTTTGGACTGCAGCAAATCAACAAGAGATTGTAAGCTTTAAAACAGCTTTAAATGCTGCTTTTCTTATCCCTGGAGATATTATTAATGTACAAGACTCTGATCGAAATGCAAATCGATATAGTGGTAGAGTATCAAACTCTACGCCTCGATCGACTACACAGATAACTCTAGATAAGTCTCTAACATTACTTTCTGGAATGTCGTACAAACTTGCAGTAAGTTTTTCTAAGTCAACTGCGCTAGCAAAAGAAGCCGTTGCAATTACAATTAGTGGAACAACTGTTAACTATGCACTTGGTGACTCAATACTTCAAGCGTATTTAGACGGAACTCAAGCAGAGGTAGGAGCGGCGTCGAGCGCTTCACAAACATTACATCTTACTGCTACAAATCCAAATATCTCTACAAACGATGTAGTAACTGGACCTGGAATTAGTGGAACTGTTACTGTAACAAATATAAGTGGTACTCAACTTACTCTATCTAGTAATCAAACAATTGCAAAAGGAGCACTACTATTTTTTGGAGTAAATGGCACCTATACTGCAGGAACAATTTACAATGAATATGATTCTTTAAATGCAAAAGCGTCTGCATCTGCAACAGACGGCTTATTGTTGGAATGGTCAGAAGACTCTCGAATTGAATTCAGAGATGTTACAACCTCAACGGGCACTACTAGTACATTGACAGTGGGCACAGCCTTTTCTGAAACTCCTGCTGTAGAAGCTATTTGGTTACTAACAGAAACTACAAGCGAAGGGTTGCTATCTCAGTCTTCTGGAAAAGACTATAAGATACTAGCAATTGGTGAAGTTGGAAAACAAGAATATCAAGTTTCTGCTGTAGAACACTATAATGAAAAATTTGATGCAGTTGATACAGACTTTACAACGTATCTTGAAGATAGTGTATTTGTTCCTGTAACAGAAGAAGATATAATTCCAATTCCCATAGATGTTTATGCAAGTAGCAGAGTGTCAATTACTGGTGAAGGAGAAGATATTACAGTAAATTGGAAAGCCCCTGCAGGAACAAACGAAGGAATGTATGAATTTTTACTTGGTTTTGAACTTCTTCACAATATTCCAGATCAAGATGATGTTCCTCTTTTGAACGAGAATGTAAATTCACATACTTTTTTTGGAGTTGAAAGAGGTATTTTTACATTTAGTGTGAGAGTTATAAATACCCTTAAAAATAAATCAAGACCAGTTTCAGCGGTATTAGAAGTTACACCTAGATTTCAAGATATGAGCATACCAAGAGGACCGCAAGGTATTCCTATTGGAGGACTTACAAATAGAGCCAATACATTAAGTACAGCAGGACTCTTTGCCTTTTCTGACAGTATTTACAGTATTCAACCACCAGGATCTGGTGGATCAACTTTTACAAATGGATCAACACAAACAGGAACATTTCAGCAAAGTTGTGCAGACTTACCAACATCAACAGTTTCAGTAGGCTCAACTACGGGTGCGTTTAATACAGATCACTATTATATTTATTTAGATGCAAGCGATGCAACAGATCGATTAAAACTTATAAAATACCATACAGGAGTTCCTGATGGTTCTGATTTTGGGTATCCATACTGGTATGATGCAGGTACAGGAAATACTAATCCTTCAAATGCAAGTCCAGATGCCGCGATGAGTTCTCTTTCTGGAACTATTCAAAAAGCAGCAAACAGAGCAAGAGTGACTGGTTCAAGCACCGCATTTACTACAGAACTACAGGCAGGTTCTGTGATAAAAGCAGGAACTTTTTATGGAAGAGTTGCACATATTAAAGATAATACAACTCTTTTTCTAGAAGAATCTTTGTCTACTGCTGTTAGTGCAGGCACTTCTGCAAAAACAAATAACTTAAAGATTGATTATTCAAATGATTTAATACTCGGAAGAGTTTGGAAATATAATAGTGTATTTAATTATGAAAATAAACTGTCTGTAGCATCGTTTCAGACAGGACAAGCAGTAAATACTGTAAGTATTTATCGCTTAAACAATAGCACACTTAACAGTACTACTGCGGGAACATTTGAGGATCCTTATGCAGGCAACTCTAGTTGGTCTGCTACTCCTCTTAGTCTTACAAATAATGGCGATATTGTTTATATTTCTCAAAGAACATTTACAAGTGACGGACTTTCTCCTCAAACTGCAAACTGGAGTACTCCGGCTATTTTTGCTCGACGAGTTGATGGCACGGGTACAACAACAGCAATTGGTGACTTAAGTGCAGAGCAAGTAAATATAAATGCAACAAATGCTGGCACTCCTCTATCTGGTGCGTTAGCCGCAGCCACTACAACTTTTTCGATTATTCAAGGAGGCAGTGATGTTTCTAGTGCTTGGACATTTAATACTCCTATTGCTTCAAGTGGTGTAACAATAAGTGTATCAAACGGTAATCGAGAAATTGCAGTTACTGCAATGACAAATCCAACAACTTCTGGAACTGTTACTTTTACAGCCGTTAATTCTGGACATACAATTACAAAAGTATTTACAATTAGTAAGACAAATGCAGCAGCAGATGGTACTCCAGCTACATCATTTAATTTGGTCTCAACAACTGCATTAAAAAAATCATTGTCCAATACTTTCACTCCAAATCAAATTACTGCAACTGCCACTAGAAAAATTGGATCAGCGGCTACACAAACTATGCCAAACTTGACCTCCACGATAAATCTTTACTTAAATGGTACCAACAATATCACAGCTTCTAGTCAAAGTGGCACTTTAGTTTATCCTAGCAGTGGTTCCATTCCGGCAAACACAACTCAGGTAAAAGTAGATATGCTTGTAGGCACAACTATTGTAGATACAGAAACAATTATAGTTGTAGATGATGGGCCAGTTACAATTGCACAAGATGGTATTACTGCAGATTTGACAAACGGAGTGCATAGTATTCCTGCGGATAAAGACGGACTTAACGGGAATTATACAGGTGCAACATGTACAATGAATATATTTGAAGGAACTGCAAATACCACTTCAAATTGGACAATCTCACAAACAGTATCATCAAGCAGTGGCACAGGAGCAGCATCAGGAATAACTGTAACTGCAAGTAATAATAATGCAACAGCTACAGTTACGAATATGGGGCAAACTATAACAACTGGAACAGTAATTTTTACAGCCACAAGATCCGGCTACTCTGCTTTAACACTTACTTTTACAGTTAATAAAATTAATGCAGGTGAAGATGGCACCCCCGCAACAGTATTTAATATAATATCGTCTGCATCAGCTATTTCTAAAGATGTAAACAATGTATACAATCCATCATTAATTACAGCCACTCCTAAAAAGGTAGTCGGAAATGCAGCCCCTGTAACTACTAGCACTAGTGATGGCGTTACTATGAGCATTTTTAAAAATTCTACTGGAAATGCGGTGCAGACGAGTAATAATGGTGCTGCAACGCTTGATCCTATTACGGAGGACACAAATAATATAAAACTGCAATTAACAACCATAGTAAATGGTGCAACTGTAGTTTTAGACGAAGAGATAATACCTGTAGTAGAAGACGGACAAACAGGTCAAGCTTCTACAGTGTATGAAATTGATACAACTGCCACAGCTATTATACTTTTAAATAGTGGTAGTTTTGATCCCAGTTCATGGACAGTAAGTGCTTTTCAAATTGTAGGCTCGGGAGCTAGAACAAGTTATAATGTTTCAGGTAGCGGAGGCACGATAAATTTCTATAAAAATGGAAGTGCTAATGCAGAGACAGGTTCAAGCATTACAGTATCAGGAAATAATAGTACTATAGATATTAGTGATGGTACAACATCTTTAAAAGCAGAGCTGGTTGCAAACAATGTAATTGTTGCATCACAAACAATTCGAGTAACAAGTGAAGCAAACGATGGAACATCTGGAATTGCTTTTATTTTTGATCCTACGCCTATAGATACGAACAATAATGGGTCACCAGGTCCACGAAACACCACAAGTGATATAGCTGCGATCACAGCTGTACTAAGTAGTCCTAGTACAGGGCAAATAGTTGTTGTACAAACTAGCGCAACGAGTAATGATCAGATAGCTTATAGATATAGTGGAACGGCCTGGATATCTATAGCACTTATAAATACAGGTTTAATTGTTACGAATGCAGTTAAATCAGAACAACTAGAAATTTCAACTAGCACTGGTCATAGCAGAATTTTTATGGACGGTGCCAATAACAGAATCGATGTTTATGATGCTGGTAGCAACTTGCGTGTTAGACTCGGTAATTTGTAGTGATAGCTGAAAAAAATAATGCTTGACATCTCATCCCAAGTTAGATATAATTCTGTAATGGAGGAATACAAATGAGCGCAGCAACGTATGACTTAGTAATCGATCAAGGCTCCGACTTTGCTCTTGACTTAGCGGTTACTGAAAATAGTTCAGTAAAAAACTTAACTGGGTACTCTGCCCGCGCACAAATTCGTTCAACGAAAACTGCCTCAAGTGTAGCGGCAAGCTTTACTTGTAATATAGTGAGCGCTTCTGGTGGAACATTAAAAATAGAACTTCCAAACGCAACTTCTTCTGGTATGTCTGCTGGAAGATATTTTTATGATTTAGAAATTTTTACTAGCGGTAATGCAGTTGTTAAACGACTATTAGAAGGCACAGTTACTCTAAACCAAGAGGTTACTCGCTAATGACTACACCTACTCAGATTGCTGTTACAGAAGAAATTACAAAAGTTTCTGCTACAAATAATACTGTATCAATTGCACTTTCTGATAATAATACAACTGTATCTGTTAATAATTTTGCACTCCCATTTCTTCCTGTAACATCAGCAGAAAATGTTTCGTTTTCTGCTTATAATACAATTACAGCAAATAATGTTCGAGATGCATTGCAACAGTTAGCAGATCAAAACTTCAGAAGCGCTTCAGCTCCTTCAGGTGCAAATGTTGGAGAAGGAGATATTTGGTACGATACAGATGATGATCAATTAAAAGTCTATAGAGAAACAAGTAGTGGAAACTTTGCGTTCGTTCCTATAATGGTAGGAAATATTTCGCCAGACTCTGACACTGTAGACGCAGGCTCGTATTAGGAGATTTATAAATGTCACAAACAATTAAGAT